TTGTCGCTGGGTCAACATAAGCCACCTTTGTGGTGGGCTGTGTCAAAGTAGTGGTGCTAGTGGTGGTTGTCAGCTCTACGGCTCTGTCGTGCAGCTGCTGTGGTGTCAGGTCGCCCAGAGTTACCGTTACAACGGTTTTGGGTGTTGTGTCTGGTGGGGTGTCTTTTTGGTTGACTACCGCAAACGCCGCACACATCAAATAGGTAAATAGGGCTAACCCTAAAAAACGCTTCACATTCATTTTGTTGTCCTTCAGTCGGGGTCAGGTCGGGAATGGTCTACCGAATCGGTAGCACTATGTCAAGCACCCATAATAGTTTTAAACGCATGGTGAACAACATCAGGGTGATCGGCCAGCAGTGGGGCGACTTCAACGTGTACCCATTGGGCACCTTTTGAACCAATAGTGTTTTTGTCGTACACTTTCCAACTGTCCCTGTCGCAACGAAAACCCGCACCCCAGCCCAGTGGGTTTTTCTTGTAACTGCCTGCGTAATCGTGAATTTCTTCGATACACAAAATGTCACGGTGCGTGTAAAGGAAGTCAATAAGTTTGATTCTCTGGGCTTCGGTGCCTTTAAGGTCTACAGCACGCCAGGTGGCATGCACAGACTTTTTTGGTGGGGTTGTGCCAACCATGTTTCGGTCATTGAAAATGCCAATGTTGGTGACGCCGAATAGGTAACAGCAGTAGTCAACAAAAACTTTTGTACCTTCACGCTTGGCGGCGTGTACGGCGTCTTTGTTGCCGGTATACGGTCGACTAGTCATCTTCTTTGTCCTTGTCTTTAGAGTCACGCAAACCATTGGCCGAAAGCAAACCCAGTAACCCACCTAGCAATACGGCAAATGACCCCGAAACGATTTGAAGCATTTCGGTGTCATTGGGTGATGGTTCCTGAGGCTGTACGACAAACACAAGTGAGTACAAAATTGCCACCATTGAAATGCCAAATACCATCGACAAAGTAATGCCAACCATAAAAACCAGTCGGGCTTTAATTTCGCTGTTTGTTAATCGTTTTTTCATGGTATGCACCTGGGCGCTTCGGGTTGTTCTACACAGGTGTCACGGGTTCTGTCGCTACAACTAGTAACAACAAACATTAGGGCCACAGCCAAAAGCGCAACAATCCCAAGCGTTTTCATGGTCTCGGATGGTTGCTGTTGTAAACACCTTCGGCGACCCATGCTTCGTATTCTTCGTCAGTCATAAGTCGTTCGGTGTCGTCTACTTGGATGTAGACAGCGTTTTGTGGGTATAGGGCTTTGTATTCTTCGGGGGTCATGGTTATTTCCTGTATCCGTAGACGCGGATTGTTCCGCCTGTCAATGTTCCTGATGTCGGCAAAATGGTAAACGCTGTGTATGAAGTGCCGTTGTTCATTACGCCGTTGTAAAAAGATGACCATGAGATAGAAGCGTTAGCGGCGTTGAACATTGTTGCTTGCGTAACAAATGGCTGTCTGACAGTAACTGCCATATGCGTAGTTCCGCCGCCTGATGTACCGTTGCCACAAGCACCCATCACAAAACCTGTGCCAGTAAGTGTTGCATCGCCCGTGACTGTTGCACTGCTGTAGCCAACATAGTTTCCTGCGTAATAATATCCTGAAGTAGTTGAACCAACTCGAATGAGTAGGTTCGGCTGGTTGGCTGAAACGCTAGAACCAGTGACAGAGATTAGATAATCTTCGTAATCAGTAGAAAATGCACTACTGACTGTCACGCTAGACACGGCCGTACCAATGCTTTGTGTTTTGATAAGCCACAAGCCGACAGCGTTCATCTCCGCAGCTGTTAAAACATCACCAGAGTTAAAAGTGGGGTAAGTCATATTGCTCCTTCACCAGCCGAGTCGACTGGTATCCAAAATACCATTTACAGCATCATTAAGGATGAAATATTGGTAATACTCGTTAGGACTCAAATACAAAGTAATACGAGTCTCAGACGGTGTACCTGAATAACTCATACCCTCATAAACCGTGTTGACTGTCTGCAACGACTGTCCTTGGGCCTTCCATTGCAAAGACAACATGACATCAAAAAAAACACGCAAACCCAACAACAGATCTGTAAAAGCGGTGCTGTTGTTACCTGCGTCAGTAAAAGTAACTTCATACCGCAACGTAGTCGGGTCGCCCTGCATATTTGCCAACCAACTAGCCAACCCTGCAGCTTGCGTAGTTGAAGCGTCAACTGTGGTCAACGAATAACCGGCCACACCAAAAGACGTTTGGCTAGTCGTATTGTTGGCTTGCTGTTCCGTGACAGTTTCAGGGGTAACAGTCACCTGGTTGTAAAAGTTGTCGCCAACAGCTGTGCGTTTAAAGTCCTCGTAAGCAATAGTTGTGGTACTGACCGTGCTTCGAGTTAACGACACGGGCGCTGGGCTAGTTGATATGGCGCCACGATTAGCAAAATAAATACCGCCATCCCTAGCCGACAATTGACCCTTTTCTGTTTGGCATAACAAATTAAGCCTGTTAAGGATTGTGCCGCTATAACTGGCAACACCTGAAGCGTTTGAATTGCCTGTAGATCCAAGTTCTAAAACTTCGGGCGTATTTAACCCTGTAAACGAAAAGTTGGTTTGTTTGGCTTGTTCAACAGTTTTGGCGGCGGCGTAACCAACAAACTCTTTAAGTTGCCATTTGCCTGCTCTAGTTATTTCGTCAATGCAGGTAATGGTTGCGGTTGATAAACCCTTGTCGCCTGGGTAATCGTTAAAAACAATGTTTGACACGGTGCCTGAAAATGCAGGGTTCCCTGTAGTTAAAAAAATGACAACATTGGTGCCACGAGGAAAGTTGGCTATTTGGTTGGTGTTGTTTTTGATGGTGATATTAAACGACCCACCAGCGTAATTGTCGTTGTAGTTTTGTCGACCATCAGAACCGTTAAATGACAGCACGTCACTAGTAAATATTGTTGAACTACCCCCATATTTGAACACCCAACCGTAAGCCATTATTGGACTCTTACGGGTAAGCGGCCTACGTTGCGGTTGTATGCCTGTAAGGCTCTTACAACCTCGTTGGGGTCTGCTGACATGACGTTAACGGTGATATTGCCGCCACCACCACCAAAGCCCATACTGCCCATTTTCGATAAAGGAATCACGGCCTCAGGGCCTTTTTCGCCAATCAAGGCTAATTGGGCGCTGGTGACTATGCCGCCTTCGGCAAGCATGGGAATGTCTGGCACGTCGAATCCCTTGCCACCAATACCAGGCACCCATGATGGAATAGTAAAAGACAGTTTGCCTATGGTGTTGTTCCACAAGCTGGCGACAGCATTAAACGCTGCTTTGAACGGTGCTGTGATTACACCAGCAACAAACCCCATGGTTGCTTTTATGCCGGAATAGATCAGGCTGAAAACGCCCATGATGTCATCTTTGAACTTGACGACAAACGCAATGGCTAAACCGAACGGGCCTGTAATAACTGCAAGAATTAACGGCCAGTTGTTCTTGACCCAATTAAACACGCTTTTAATAGCGTCCCACACAGCACCGAAAGCGGCGCCAACAACTCTGATGACACCATCAAAAATTCCGAATTCTTTTTGCAATAAAACAAGAATTGCAATAACAGCAACGATGGCGGCACCAATCAAAAAGATTGGGTTGGCCGCCATGATCGCATTAAAAGCGGCTTGAATTGCGGCAAATGCTTTGGTTGTTGCGGCCCAGGCTGTGGTTGCGGCATTGACAGCAATAATGGCAACAGCCAAACCGCCGATAACAGCGCCCAGAGTTACTACTAGCGTGGTGTTGTTGGTTACGAAATCGGCAACAGATTTGAACGCTGGCAACAGTTTGTCGACTATGGGAAATACAGCGGCGCCAACAGATTCTTTGAATTCGCCCATTTGAATGGTAAACGATTTCATTTTGCCTGAAGCGGTGTTCGCTGAAGTTGAGGCGGCACCCTTGAATGTGTTGCCCAATGCGGCAAAAACTTCATCGGTTGTAGCGCCGTTTTCAATCAGGCTTGCCAGGGCTGGGTCTAACTTCTTCAGTGGCCCTAGTTGCCCGTTAAACGCCTTTGACAGGGCGTCAGATACTGCGCCTAAGTCTTTGCCTGTACCGGCTGAAATGTCTAGTGCCAGGTTCATTAAATCTTGCGCTTTGGTGACGTCACCAGTACCACGCACGAGTTTGTCAAACGCTGGCCGTAACTCGTCATCAGCAACAGCAGCTGCAATTGAAGTTTGCGTAATGAACTTTTCGACACTAGCGATTTGGGCGTCAGTAGCGCCCGTGGTGTTTCGTAGGCTAGTAGCAAGTAGTTGTGCGGCCTTGTCATCTTCCATGAACGCTTTAACGGCGTCTACAGCAACAATGCCCAGACCAGCGATAGCGGCGGCGGCTGGCACGGCGGCTTTCTTAATAGCAAACTGGGCTTTTTCGCCAGCGGTTTCTAACTTCTTAAATTCCCTAATGGCGCTGTCGATGCCCTTACTGTTGAAGTCTGAAATTACGGGAATTGAAATAGCCATTAGAACACCTTCAGATTCTTGTTTGCTTCAGCCATGACGCCTTCAACTACCTTTTGAACTTCGGTTGTCAGGTCAGCGATTTTTGCTTCAAATACAGGCCAGATAACACGGCTGGCAGAACGCCCAAATTTGTTACTAAACGCTGTGCTTAAAGGGTTGACATTGGCACGGCCTGCAATGTCAAAAATTGCAGCTGCAGGGTTTTTTTGCATGACCGAAAAGGCGGCGCCTTTTTTCTTGTTGTTGACTCGGACACCAACACCACGCACAGCCTTTGAAGCAGACAACGGGAACACTTGACGCCCACCTGGTGCCCAGTTGCGTTTCGTGCCACTAGGGAAACGGCTGTCGTCGTAGTTTGATTTCATGGCGTCGGTCATTGGCTTAGAAATTTCACGCATGTTTGCCACGTACGCTTTTCTGAAGCCAGGTTCTACCTTGTTCAAGTATTTAACAGCTTCTTTGACCCCAGTAACTTGGATAGTCAAATCGGTTGCCATGGCTATTTTCTGCTTTCGTTGATGACCTTGATGACTGTTGTCAAATCGTTAACATCAAACTCTACTTCAGGTGGCCAGTACCCTGTCGCCGCAAGCAGTTGTGCTAAAGCGAATCGGTAGGTACTGGCAAGGTAGGGCGGTCAGGTTCACTACTGACTACTTCGAGCACCACCAGCTTCTTAATGAAGTCATCTAGAACCACCGGCACGACAACGCCGTGTTGTTGGCATGCCTGGTGGGCTAGATACGCCAGGTCTTCAATACCAATGCCGTTAGACATGTCTGAAGCCTTACGCTTGAATTTGC